TTAATTGAAAGAATTTCTCTTTCTCTTGCGTGTTCTCTTGTTCAAGATGTACTCGCATACGATTTGCGATCTTGTTCCGATACTCTTGATTTAGTCTTATTCTACTCATATATTCCTCTTTCTATTTGTTGTTTGCATATCTGGGATATTATATGAATTAAATTAAATTGTCAAGTAGAAAAAAATAAAAAGGACTTGACATCTGGGATTTTATATGATAAAGTGTTTTTATGATTTATACAGAATGCACAATCTGTGGTT